CCATCACTTAGCCCACGCCGGGTGGAACTGCTTTACGCTCATGGCCTACGAAATGCGAGGCATGACGGAATTTGATGACCGCCCGAACCTGATGGAGTGGAGATTGCCGTAATGATCCGCATCGTCATCGATTCCCGCGAGCAGGAACCATTCCCCTTTGACGGCTACGACGCTGAAGTGGCCCCTGGAACACTCCAGGCTGGCGACTACAGCCTCGTAGGCCTGGAGGACATGGTTGCGGTCGAGCGCAAGTCTCTGCCCGATCTGGTGGCCTGTTTGGGGCGCGAGCGGGAGCGGTTCGAGCGGGAGTTGGAGAGGCTGCGGGCGATGGAATCCATTTTGTTGGTCGTCGAGTCGCCCATTACCGATCTGGCCACCGGCCAATACCGTTCCAAGCTCAATCCCAAGGCCGCGTTGGAGTCCGTTTTCGCGTTCATGAGTCGCTATCGGCTTCCGTTTTATTTTGCCCAGGACCGGCGTGGTGCCGAGCGGGCGACATTCTCCTTCCTGCGCCACTACTGGCGCACCGTCGAGCGGCGCTACCGGGCCGTGGTGGGTGGGTAGGGCTGTGGCAGAATACAGAACAATGCGCGTCTCATTTTGGGATGATCCATACATCGAGAGCCTTACTCCACTGGAAAAGCTCTTGTATATTTATCTTTTTTCCAACCCCCACGTGAACAACTTGGGGATAATGGACATATCCCAAAAAAAGATTTCCTTTGAAACCGGGCTTACGCTTGATGCCGTTTCAGATGGAATCGCAAAGATTAGTGGAGACAAGAAGCTTCTTGTTGATGGAACCACAATCTTTCTTTGCAATTTCGTCAAACACCAGACGACTACCAGCCCGAAGCTTGTCCTTTCCCTTAAAAATCAGTTCAAGTTTGTCTCAAGCCCTGTAATTAAACATGAAATCTGTTTGCGGTATCCACACATTTTCGACGCTCCCGATACCGTATCCATGCCGTCCGATACCGTATCCATACCGTCCGGGGAATTAGAAAGGGAATTGGAAAGGGAAGATTATAAAAAAAAGCCCCCCTACCCCCCATCGGGGGGAGAGACGGCCGGACCATCCCTGCCCATATCTCCCGAGGAAAACCCGGATAATCTCCCAGGTGCCGAAATTTCCGATCTGAGCGAATGCCTGATCGAGTTCCAGGACATCGCGGCCGTTTTCCAGGAGGCCGGCGGCAACGTGGACACGGTCCCGGCCTACAGCGCGTTTCTCCCCATGCGCTACAATTTCCCGAAAGACCGTGTCGTGGACGACATCGCCACTCGTGGCCAGTCCGACGCATGGCGGCGCATGGATGTTCCCATGAATCTCTCGACGTACCTGAGCAAAAAAAAGTGGCTCGATCCGATCCCGAAGCCACGCGAAAAGACAAGGGCCAGTCCGCAGCCGCGCACATTCCGGGATCAGCGGCAGATGGAGAGCGAGCAAACAGCCAAGCGCCTCAAGGCGGAAATGGGGATTTTAAATGCAAGCGTTGACGCAGCAACAGGTCAGGTCAGCCATGGATTTGTTCAACATGCGGCTCTCGGCGGCGGCGCAGAAGAGTCCTGACGAGCTCGACATCCTGGCGGCAATGATCCTGGATGACCTCCTGGAAGAGCGCTGGACGTCAGATCGCTTTGCCGACGCTTGCCGGAAGCATCGCAAACTGTCCTCGTTCCTGCCGACGACGGCCGACTTACTGGCCGCTGACAAGGCCTTGGCCGACGCGACTCCGTACCGAGAGCTTCCGGCCCTGCCTGCCTGGGACACGGACGCAGAGGGGCAATATAAGCGCAATATTGAGGGCGCGCGGAAAATCCTGGCCATGGTGAGCCAGGGGAAAAGAATGCCACAAAGCAGGCCGCGTCAGGATGAAGATTGGCTACAGTAAAACCATGCGAAACCTGCAACCCTCCCTGTTGCTCACAAAGGCATTGCTGAGGCATAACAATGTGGGAAGGAAAATCAACAGGCGCGAAGGGCGCACAGCCCATTGAAAAACTCGACAAATGCCCGTATATAGAGCGGGTACGCAAATGGTGGAAGGTAACATATGGCGGGAAGCATCAATAAAGTCGTGCTGGTTGGTCGGTTGGGGCAAGACCCAAAGCTCACGTACCTGACCAGCGGGAATGCAGTGTGCGAAATGTCCGTCGCCACGGACGAGTCGTACAAGGACCGCGACGGCAACAAGGTTGATCGCGTCGAGTGGCATAAAGTTAAAGCGTTTGGCCATACAGCCGAATTCTGCGGAAAGTATTTGTCCAAGGGCCGGTTGGTGTATGTCGAGGGGACGCTCAAAACCCGCAGTTGGGACGATCAGCAGGGGCAGAAGCGGTATGTGACCGAGGTCGTGGTGTCCGGGCCGGGACATACCGTCCAGGCGCTGGACCGAGGGCAGGATCGGGGAGACCAGCCCCAGGAACGCCAGCCGGCCAGGGGGAATCAGAACCCCGGGCGGGGACGGCAGCAGTATGAGCCGCAGCCGGGAGAGCAGGATGGGCCGGCGTTCCCGTCGGAAGCATCAGGCATGGACCAGATGCCAGGCGATGGGCTTTCGGATGTGCCGTTTGCCCTGATTCTCGCTCCTCTGGCGACGTTGGCGACGGCTGCGATGCAAGGAGGGTGGTTATGCTAAAGCGTTGTTTTAAATGTGGTGAAGAAAAGCCAATAGAAGAATTTTATAAGCATTCGCAAATGGGGGATGGGTACTTAAATAAGTGCAAAGAGTGCGCCCGAAAGGACGTGATAAAAAACAGAAAGGATAAAGCTGATTATTACCGTGAGTATGATAGGAAAAGAGGAAACCGTCAAGGATATGAATACACAAAGAAATATCGGTATAAAAATCCATTAAAATCCAAGGCTCATAGCATTTTAAATTCTGCTGTATATCATGGGAAGATTATAAAGCCTAAATATTGTGAAGAATGCGGTAGCGATTTTGCAATTGAGGCTCACCATGAAGACTATTTAAAGCCGCTTGGCGTCGTTTGGCTTTGTTCTGCCTGTCATAAGAAACGGCACATCGAAAAAGCTGCATAACATCAACCCGGCCTAGCCGGCAGGAGGAAACGACCATGGAACTCAACGAAGCGATGAAAGCAGCCTTAGAAATTGTGAAAGCCCAGGCCGGAGCCCGGCCTATGACCGAGGAGGAGATCACGTCCATGGTGCGCAATGTTGCCGCCGGTATTTCGGCAGCGGCCAGCGGCGAGGCCGCGGTGAATTGCGAGGCCGGAAGTTCCGCCCCGGCCATGGACCCCAAGAAGGCCATCACCGAAAACCACGTCACATGCCTGTGCTGCGGGAAAAAGTTCAAGGTGCTGACCAAGAAGCACCTCGCCGTCCACGGGCTCACGCCTGAGGAGTACCGGGCCAAGTACGGCTACAAGAAAACTCAGGCCCTGGCCGCCAAGGCCCTGGTGCGCGAACGGCGGAAGAAAATGAAGGAAATGGCCCTTTGGCTGCGCCGGAAGAAGCCGGCGGTCGAAGCGCAGCAGTAGACCAAATCGAGAGTCGGCCCCGGCGACGACGACCGGGGCGAAGGATAAAATGTCTTTAAGAAAAGTGAAATTTCTTCTCCCGGTCGAGGAGATTGAATCTTCGGCCATAGATCAGATCAAGGCCATCGCGGAGCTGGACTTTGTGGAGCGCATGGCCATCATGCCTGATGTTCACGCCGGCTACGACATGCCCATCGGCGGCGTGGCCTTGACCAACGGGGTCATCTCACCCGCCTGGGTCGGCTATGACATCGGCTGCGGCGTTCTGTTCCAGGACACCGGGATTCCGCTGGAAAAGTTTGACGATGCTATCCCGGATCGGCAAAAGCTCATGGACCGCCTGTACCAGGTCGTGCCAGTCGGGACAAATCGCTTTGCGGACCGGCCGGTAGGGAGCTTCAGGTCCGCCCTTGGTGACAAAGTGCTGGACCAGGAAGTTCAGGCAAACGAGCATGTTCAGCTCGGGACGCTCGGCAGCGGGAACCACTTTCTGGAGATTGGCGTCACCCGGGCCGGGACCATTGGCATCACGATCCACTCCGGGAGCCGTAATCTCGGCCACAGGATTTGCACGCACTACCTGAAGCACGCCAAATGGTTCTCTTCCAAACACGACATGGGGCGCGCTTACTACGAGGATATGCAGTTCGCTCTAGCCTGGGCGCTGGCCAGCCGCGTTGCGATGCTTCGTGCTGTTGGCGATCTGCTGGAAGCTTTTGGGCTGAGAGCTGTGTCTTCTTGGCTCGGCCCGGACAAGCCCTTCATCAACGTCAACCACAACCACGCCAGCTTACTGCTGGGCCGGGGGCAGGTCATCCACAGGAAGGGTGCTACCCCCGCTCACGCAGGCTCCTTCGGCGTCATCCCGGGCAACATGCGCGACGGCGTTTACGTGGTCCGGGGGCTCGGGAACGACGACTACCTCTGTTCCTGCTCCCACGGCGCCGGCCGAGCTATGGGGCGTAAAGAAGCGAAGCGGCGGCTGGCACTGGAGGATTTTCAGCAGACCATGGGTCAGGCTGGCGTGCTCGCCAAGGTTTCCGAAAACACCTTGGACGAAGCTCCGGGGGCTTACAAGGATATCGAGACGGTCGTCTCCCGCCAGGAGGGGGTTGTCGTCGAGGTCGTGGATTTCGTACGGCCGATCATCAACATCAAGGGTTAGCATGATCGAAATCCCCCAGGCCGCAATCCGCGACTACCCAGGCGGCTACGAACGCTGGTACGCCGACATGGCCCGGGAGGCAAACGCGCACCCCGTTAAATCGGCCACGAGAGGCACGATGGGATGTCGGGACGAACAATCTACCACGGGTGGGCATAAAAACGCAGCAGAACCTATCCTGGGGAAAATTTGAGGGGTGAAGGGACATGCGCAGGGTAGCGAGACGAGACGATAACCACGCGGAGGTCGTGGCGGCCCTGCGCCAGCTCGGCTGCACGGTCCAGGATCTGGCTGCCGTTGGGGACGGCTGTCCTGACATCCTGGTCGGATTCCGGGGGCGCAACCTCTGCCTGGAGATTAAGGACGGCGCAAAGCCCCCTTCGGCACGCACGCTGACCCCTGAGCAGGTGGTGTGGCATCACGATTGGCGAGGGCAGGTCGTGGTCGTGACGAGCCGGGAAGAAGCTATCCGAGCGGTGACGGAGGTGCCGAGGTGAGCGAGTTGTTAATCAAGGGGGCTGCCGCGATAGCTCGGGAGATCGGGGAAAGCCGGAACTCAATCCCAAAGCTTGTTGAGGAGGAAGGCCTTCCCGCATGGCGCCGTGATGGGCAGGGTCCGTGGCGAGCTCTCCCCGATGACCTGACGACATGGCTTCGCGAGCAGCGTGCGAAGCACCTTCCGAAAACCTGTCAATAGGCAAAAACTGCTTTTTTCGCCTCCAAAACTGCCCAATTCTGCATTTGCCCAAAACCAGGGGTTAGCCTCCCGCCAAAGCCCGGCCCGTCCGGGTGGGGAGGCGGCATGGGCCAAAAAATCAGTCTCACCGATGCGCTCCGCGCTGAGTATGCCCGGCTCTATGCCGAGGCCTCAATCCGCTCCGAGCGGCAGGCTGAGGTCGCCAGGGTGGCCCGCAGGCTGGCCGCATCCTGGGACAGGTATGAGGGGGTAGCCTCCTCCCTGGGCTGTCCGGCCCATCTCGTCGCGCTGATCCATTCAATGGAGTGCGGGCTCGATTTTACCCGGCACCTCCACAATGGCGATCCGCTCACGGCCAGGACCACCCATGTGCCGGCCGGGCGTCCGGTTATCGGCCAGCCGCCATTTACCTGGGGGCAGAGCGCCAGGGATGCCCTGATCATGCACGGCGTAGCGTCCTGGACCGATTGGTCCATCCCGGGCCTGTGCTACGTCCTGGAGGGCTACAACGGTTGGGGATACCGCCTGCACCACTCCGAGGTGCCGAGTCCCTACCTGTGGAGCTATACGACCGCGTACACACGCGGCAAATACGTGTCGGACGGCACATGGTCGGCCACGGCGGTGAGCAAGCAATGCGGGGCTATGGCCCTGCTGCGGGGGCTCGCTGACTGCGGCCACCCGTATGATGCCGAGTCCGTCACCCCTGTCTCGTCTGATCCCGATCCCGTCGAGTCCCACCCCTACCCTGGCCATGTGCTCCGGCTCCAATCCACGGGCGACGATGTGCGCCTGCTCCAGGAGCGATTGGTCGCTCTCGGCTATCCCGATGTTGGCCGGGCTGACGGTCTCTACTGGCGTCGTACCTGCGATGCGGTGAGGGCGTTTCAGCGGGCGCGGGGGCTCGGGATTGACGGCCAGGTGGGGCCAAAAACGTGGGCGGCGCTGTGGGAGGACAAATGAGTGATATCCAGGCTCCATTTCCGGCTGCGGATGTGGCTACAGCATTGGCTCAACCCGCTGCATGTCCGGTGCCGGCTGCTCGATCTGGGGATGTCACGCCCCAGAGCGCTCCGGTGGGCCAGCCGGTGGGAGGCCGTCTATCGGCGCTCCTGGCTGTCCTGACGCCGGTCCTGCGCATGCTCGCCACCTCCAAAACACAATGGGGTGTGATCGGTATGCTCGGGCTCCAGATCCTCGGACCGGATGGGCTGGACTGGGGCCTGTACCATGGCAACGAGCACTATTCCCTCGCCGGCATGTACCCCTACCTCGCCTCCGGCCTGGCCGTGCTCGCCACCTGGGGCCGCATCACCGCTAAGCCGCCCAAAGGATCGTCCAATGCGTAATATTTCCGCGTCTCTGCTGCTCACGTCCTGCCTCGTCCTCCCCGCCTGTGCCAATCTCGGGGCCGGTCAATCCTCCGCCGGCTCCGGGGCTGGTATCTCCGCTGCCGACATTGCTACGCAGGCGGACGGGGTGGCAACCGCACTCGCAAATCTACCCGCCGTGCCTGCCGACGAGGCTACGGCCAAGCAGCTCGCCGGCTACGTCGCATGGGCTCAATATCTAGCCAAGGCTGCGGCTACGGTCGCTACGGCGGTCGCGGGGAGCTAGGGCGCATGCAACTGCTCGCACCGCCCGCATGGTCCAAGCTCAAACCACATGAGCGATCCCGCCTCATCAATGGGTGCGGTGGGGCCGGGATATGGACGCGGTGGCTCGTCCCTGACTCCATCTGGGGGATCGATATTTATCCCGCCTGTGCTCGCCATGATGTCGCCTATGGGACTGGGTGCCCCAAGGCCCGTGCTGATATCATGCTCCTCTGCAATCTCCTGATCCTGTGCGGGCGTGGCTCGCGGTGGCTGCTGCCGCTGCGGGCTCTGCGCTGCCTCACCTATTACTTGGCCGTCACATTTTTCGGCCGTCGATTTTACGGGCGCAAGCTCGCCCTCAAACAACTGCGGAGGGTCGGGCGTGGGCGATGACATCGACGATCTGTGGGGTGCAATCCACGAGCTGAGGGACGGACAGCGGGAGATGCTCGTGTCCCAGGGGCGTATTGAGGCGATGTTGGGCGAGCGGTGCGAGTCTCGGCTGGAGCGCATCAAGGCCGTCGAGGCCGAGCAGGTCAAGCAACGCGATGATCTCCAAGCCCTCAAGGAACACAGATCATTTTCCCGGGGCCAACAGGCCACCCTTACCGCTGTGGGTACAGTTGTCGGAGCTGCGGCCGGCGCGGCCGTGTCTCATCTGTTGGGGGGCAAGTAACACATGTCTACATTCCGCATCCAGAAGAACCGCGAAAATCCGTATGTGATGCTCGACAAATTCAGCATCAACGATTCGGGGTTGTCCTGGAAGGCGAAGGGGCTTCTCGCTTACCTGCTTTCCAAGCCGGACGATTGGATCGTCAAAGAGCATGACCTCGTGGCTCACGCCACGGATGGCCGGGACAGCGTGAGGGCGACGATTCGGGAGCTTGAGTCCGCTGGGTATCTCGCCAGAGGCGCGCGGCGGCGAGACGGCAAAGGACGGCTCTACGAACGAGAATACCGCGTTTTTGAGCGTCCCTCAGTATATCATTCTTTAAAGAGGCTGTTGGATTGCCCTACGTTGGAAAACCCGTCCTTGGATAAAGTCAGACCAGCCGGCAGCAACCGCGAGAATCGAGAACTGGAGCTTTTCAAGACCGAACGCGAGGCCGAGCGCAGGCCGATGCGGAAGCGGAAAGCGAGAAATGCGGGATGATCCGCGAGACCGAGTACCTCGACCCAGGGACAGACCGCGTCCCCTGCTGGCATCCGTCCAGGATGAGGCGGCAATGCCAAGAGTGCGGGACCGTGTTTGTCGTGACGGTGTTTGAACTACTGCAAGGGGTGAGCCGAGGACGGTGCCCATATTGTGGGAGCGAGAGGACGAGAGGAGTGGGGGGAGGCAGGAGATGGGCAGGCTAAAAAAAGAAACAAAAAAACGTTCTCTCCCTCCAAAGCAAGCCCAGTTCGTCAAGGAATACCTGATCGACCTGAACGCTACACAAGCCGCCATTCGAGCGAAGTACAGCCCGAAGACAGCAAGCCGCATCGGTCCAGAGCTCCTTGGAAAAACTTGGGTTGCTGAAGCCATCCAAAAGGAGATGGACAAGCGGGCCAAGCGAACCGAGATCACCGCAGACCGCGTGCTCCAGGAGCTTGCCAAGATTGGGTTTGCAAATATTTCCGACTTTGTCACCCTCCAAGGATCTGGCGTTCCTGCCCTGGATTTCTCCCGGGCCGACGACGCCAAGCTCGCGGCTGTCTCCGAGATCACCCAAGACACCTATACTGAAGGCCGTGGAGACGATGCCGTGACGGTAAAAAAGACAAAGTTCAAGCTGCACGACAAGGTCAAGGCTCTTCAGCACCTTGGGAACCACCTTGGTTTGTTCCGTGAGAATCCAGGCGGCGAAGACTGCCCTATGCCAGTAAAGATTGAGATCGCGGTTGTGGATGGGCGCAAGGAATGACGGTTATCAGGCCTCGCCTCAACATCCCCCAGGCCCGTTTTCTGGCCATGGAGAACAAGTTCAAGGCCTATGTAGCCGGTTACGGTTGCGTCCGCGAGGGCACAAAGATCCTCACCAGCCAAGGATTTGTTCCAATCGCCGACTTACAGTTCGGAGATGAAGTTGTAAGCTACAACGAGAAAAATCAGCAATTCCAGATTTCTCCAACCAGTGGCGGGTTCCCAAAAGGAAAGGCGACTCTGTATCGAGTTGTAACCACGCACGGAGAATTTGTTGCAAGCGGACATCACCGCGTGCGCGTCGCACAGAATAGCTATCAATCCGTGGAAGACCTCTCTTCTGGTCGTGGTTTAAGCACATCTTTTGGTATCCCTCTTCAGACCAAACCGGCACTTGGCCGGATATGGTCGACTGGAGATGATCTTTATTATTGGCAAACAGTCTTAAATTGTCTGGATGGTTATGCAAGTGAAGGCCATCAATATGGTCAACAACCTCTTCCTTCTTTAAGTAGCGGCCGATCTTTTGCTCCATCGCAAGGCGATGCTCGTAGATTCGGGCCACGTTCCTTTTCCCAGAACTGCGCGCCCCAGGATGGCCGTCTGGAGACGTTACGAGAGCATATCCGTCAAGGTCTACATGACGGCCGTGCGAGAAAGAACCGTTGGCCTGACCTCTTGGCCCTCCCTGCGGGAGTCTTGGAAGGTCGAGCTTTTTTATTATGTCTTGAACGTATTTTTGAGACGCTCCGGTTATGTCAGCAATCTCCCTTGAGCATATTGAACCATCTGCAAGGGCGGTTATCTGTCGGACAACTTCTTGGTTTTCTGAAGAGCGTTGTTTCGGGTTTAATGCAAAGCCCTTCGGCATATGCACTTTCGGCAGGCCATTTTTGTGAATTATGGCCTGCACATGGTTCTTGCTTCTCCCGACAATGGCAGCTATTTCTTGAGCGTTGCGCTTTCCATCGGACAATTCAACAATCGTCTGGATCAATTCTGGATTCGGTGCTGGCATCGTTTGTACCATCCCATGTAAAGTGTCACTCCTTACCCGAATCCAGCATTATACGGGTTGAAAAACTCTGGGTCAACGAATGGTTTTGGGACATCCATGTCGCTGGAAATAATAACTATATTACGGAAGATGGGACGGTTCATCACAATAGCGGCAAGACCTGGTCCGGCTGCGCCTCGATCGGGAAGCACCTTTATGAGTTCCCGCGAGTAAACGCTGGGTATTTCGCGCCGACCTATCCGCAGATCCGCGACATCTTTTATCCCACGGTCGAAGAAGCACTTTTCGATTGGGGTCTGACGACCAAGGTCCGCGTAGGGAACCACGAGGTCGATGTCTACCGGGGCCGGACCTTCATGGGCACGATTCTTTGTCGCTCCATGGAGGACCCCGGGACCATTGTCGGCTTCAAAATCGGCAAGGCCCTGGTGGATGAAATTGACGTCATGCCGAAAGACAAGGCGTCCGGCGTTTGGCGGAAAATCCTCGCCAGGATGCGCTACAATCTGGCCGGCCTACCGAATGGAATTGATGTTACCACAACACCTGAAGGGTTCCGTTTCGTCTATGAGCAGTTCGTGAAGCTGCCGAGAAGCAATCAGGCCTTGCGAGACCTGTATGGTATCGTCCAAGCTTCAACATATGACAACGCCAGCAATCTTCCTGACGACTACATCCCGTCACTTCTCCAATCTTACCCGCCGCAGTTGATCGACGCCTACATAAACGGTAAATTCGTCAATCTCCAAACCGGCACAGTCTACATCGCTTATGACCGCGCAAAGAATGGTTGCGCCGATACGCTCCAAGACGGTGAAGCCATTTTTGTCGGCATGGATTTCAATGTCGGAAAAATGGCCGCCATTATCCATGTGAAACGCGACGGCTTGCCCCGGGCCGTTGATGAGATAGTCGGAGCCTATGATACGCCGGATATGATTCGTCGCATCAAGGAACGATTTTGGCGTTACGATGGGAAAACGTACCAGCCTTCGCGGCAAATCAGGGTTTACCCCGATGCGTCTGGTGGATCACGGAAATCGCAAAATGCGTCTGAGACCGACATCGCGCTGCTTAAGCAGGCCGGGTTTATCGTCTCCGCTCCTGCCGCGAATCCGCCTGTCAAGGACCGTGTGAACTCCATGAATGCCATGTTTCTCAACGCGAAGGGTGCACGCCGATACCTCGTCAATGCCTCGACCTGCCCGACCTATGCCGACGCCTTGGAACAACAGGCGTGGTCTGCGAATGGTGAGCCCGACAAGACAACGGGGCATGATCACCCCGTTGATGCTGCCGGCTATCTTATCCATCAGGACTATCCGCTGATTAAGCGCGTCTTTTCCACCCAACAGCAAACAGGATGGTAGGCCATGTCCATGCCCAATGACAAATTTATCACCGTCGCTACGCCGAACAACGACATTGTGGCCTACCGCCCAAAGCTCCAAATGGTCAAAGACCTTATGGGTGGTCAGGACGCTATGCGGGCCGCTGGGTCACGGTATCTCCGACAATTCCCCGGTGAGCCGGAAAAAAAATGGGCCGCCAGAGTTAAAGGGGCAACGTTGCTCAATGTGTACGAGCGCACCCTTGCCTACCTAGGCGGCCAGGTCTTCGCCAAGGACATTCGCGTAGTAGGCGATGGCGCAACAGATCAAGATGCCGCCCTGGGGCCGTTTGCAGAGCTTGTTGAGAACGCAGACGGCGAAGGGAACAATCTGACCGTTTGGGCAAAACGGTTCTTCCATGCCAGCATCAATGACGGGTTTGGGTTGATTCTGATCGATTCCCCGCATGTCGAAAGCAGGCGCGGTGAGGGTGGCGGGCGAGAATTCTTGGCCGGGGTGGACGAGTCCGGGCAAGAGCGATGGGAACCTCTCCATGCCGGAAACGCTGCCGCAATTGGGCTGCGGCCAAGGTTTATCCATGTCCGGGCCGAAAACGTGCTTGGGTGGCGTTTTGAGTTGCGAGGCGGGACCAAAAAACTGACCTTACTGCGTCTCTTGGAAACCTACAAAGAGCTGGGGGAATGGGATGCCGGAGATGTAATCAAAGAACAGGTTCGGGTGCTGCGTCCAGGGCGTTTCGAGGTATGGCGTCGGGCTGACAACGACAAAGATGCGTGGTCCATCTTTGACGAGGGGGTTCTTCCTGGAGATGAAATCCCTGGGGTGTTCTTCCGCCCAGGGAAGCCGCTTGGAGAGGTGACGTGCTGCCCGGCACTGGAGTCGCTTGCGCAAAAAAACATCGAGCACTGGCAGAAACAGGCCGAACACAACCAGATGATGGTGTGGGTCCGGTCCCCAGGAACGGCGTTGATTGGCGCCGACGCGACTATTGGCCCTGACGGCATGGAACAACCTATCCCTGTTGGCCCTGGTGTTGTGACCAGGGTCCCAACTGGTGGTGATATCAAGTCGTTCGGCGTTGACCCTTCTTCTGTTACCGCGTCCCGAGAAGAGCTTGAAGACTTGCAACGCCAAATGGCCCTTTTTGGATTACAGCTTCTTATGCCGCGCACGGGCGATGTGACGGCTACGGAAAAGGCTATCAATTCAGGAGAAAACGACTCCACGCTCAAAGGGTGGGCGATGGAATTCAAAGATGCCTTGGAGCAGGCCTTCGTGTTCGCCGCAGTGTTCATGGGTGGAGGCATCAAGGCTCCGTCCGTAGAGATCAACACCGAATTCCGGCCAGCTATCATTGGCGACGACACCGCGCTTACTGTCCTGGAAGACACCTGGAAGAACGGGGGGCTGTCTAAGCGGACATGGTGGCGGGAATTGCAGCGCAGAGGGGCTCTGGCGGATGATTTCGACCATGCCGAAGAGGAGGCCAAGATCGAGGCCGACACCCGCCAACAGGCTGGACCATCGTTGGATGCGGCCAGTTTGGCGGACAGGATGCTTGCGGCCGGCGGGACTACTCCGGCAGGTCAGAATCTGGGACAGGCGGCATAATCATGGTTGGCCCCTCGACCTGCTTACCCGTTATGCTTGGATCGGTTGCCCATACGTCAGGCGGGATGACGGTGGCCATAAACAAGGCCTTCCCGCGTGCGATGTTTTCCATGGTCTCGGGATGGTGTTCGCGGATGCGCTTGCGATATCGGGCAAGCATCCCCGCGTCACTGTCTTCGAGTTCCTCGGGTGTAAACGGGCATCTCGGTTTTTTCTCCATGGCGGGGGTGTAGCCGAATGGGAACCGCACCGC